TCACTTCCTGGCTGTGGCATTGGGCATGACCCCCGAGCTCGCTGCGGCCGAGCTAGTGAAGGCTGCCAAGAAGAACGAGACCTACATCCGTGGCTGCCGAGAGATCAACACGCCCAGGGAGAAGCTGGCCGAGGCCAGAGCTCAGGCGGGTGATCTCGTGAAGCTCATCCCCAAGAAGCACCTCCTGCTCAAGGAGGCAGCGACGCTCACGGACATGAACACCGTAGACAAGGTCCTCTCGATCGGGTTCCTCAACCCGGAGAACATCCAGATGTTCGTCGAGTTCATCCCCGACTTCGAGGAGACCCACCAACGTCTGGCGCAGACCCTCATCGCCTGCCGCATGGGGATGCCGGACATTCCTGAGACGGCGGTGAAGAACGCCATGGAGCGCCTCGACGAGGTCATCGGCGGACTCAAGAAGCTCGTCTACCGTGACGGCGTTGAGGCATGACGGAAGACTTCGACATCATTGATCCAGCAGCTCAGCCGGATCTGAGTCCAGCCAAGTACTGGATCAAGTTCCTGCTGTCTCGTGGGAAGCACGACCCGGAGTCGATCGAGGGGATGATGTCAGCCATCCAGCTGGGTGGCGTCGACGCTGACTACATCCGGTACCTCGATCGGATGATGGACCCTCCCGACGACTTCCAGCCGTCGAACCTCAGGCACCGGGCCAGTCAGGCCTTCCTTCGGCAGGAGGGAATCTATGAGGCCTGGCACCGACCGCCTGCTTTCCGTGAGGCTCACGCTCTCATCGGGGCTGGTGAGCTGCGAGCACTGGTGGAGACTTTCATCCTGTCTCCGCTACGACCACACCAGGCCATAAAGAAGATCAAGTACAAGACTGGCGTCGAGATCAGCAAGAAGGCCTATCGTCTGTTCGAGCACTACTGGTGGAACCGCAACCTGATGAGTGGCGCCGAGTGGGGCGACTACGTCATGCGGCGTGAGGTCGCTCACCAGGAGTGGCTACATCTGGCTGTGAACGCCACGGGTGCCTCGGGTGCCCAGATGCTCATGTGGAAGACGGGCTCGATGGCCAGACTCCACATCGAGTCCGGGCGGATCTTCAAGGACATGCGTGACGTGGCGTACATGTGCTTCATGCAGCGAGCTCACGGATACCCATCTGAGGAGCACGCCAAGACACTTCTGAACTACACACGCATTGCGGCGCTGGCTCAGGAGCAGCTCGACGCAAGCTCCAACGCTATGGTCGACATCGTCGAGCACTTCAACCAATTCCGCATGAAGCGTGAGAAGATCCAGACCCCGTCGATCCAGCAGCTGACCGGTGGGAACTTCTCGGGTGCTGAGGATCTCTCCAGCGACAAGGAGAAGCTCGAGGACTACTGACCACAAGGAGACTGGCGATGAAGACTGAGCAGAACACGAACGAGCGGAAGGCAGAGCTGTTCCGCAAGATGGGCATTGACGAGACCGGCGGGACATCAGCTGTCGACCTCAAGACGTTCGAGGTTGGACACCTTCATGGTGAGTACCTCGGCGACGAGGGTGATCTGCTGATGCACTTCTTCTGGCGGGAGCCGCCGCCTCCCGGTGCCTCGCCGATCAGGGAGGTTGGCAGCGGCCTGCCAGCACAGGACAACTACGCACCGTGGCCAGCCAACTTCCGTGAGTGCCTGCACGAGTCCGTGCTCGACATGTTCAAGCTGCGTGAAGAGCCAAGACGTGTAGAGATCGAGTGGATTCCAGAGCTGGCCAGCTTGTACGTCCTGGTGAAGGGCGTCACCAAGATCATCACTCCGTCCAAAGAGCGACTCATCAAGCTAGCCGAGACTATCCTGGCTCGGGTCAAGCAATAGACAGCTAAGAGGTGCCAGGTGGTGAGGCACACGGCCCGAAGGCCGTGGCTGTCCTGGCTAGAGATCGATGTTCAGATCACCCTTGTCGTCGGGGTGAACATCGGAAGGCTTGATGGCGAGAACGAACCCGTCAGGGGTCGCCGAGAAATGAACCACCTCGTGTGTCCTGTAGGTCTTGGCGGCCTTCTGGACACGAGTGTAGATGGATCGTGCCCACTTCTCGACTGGTTGGTGGTGGGGTTGCCACTCGACGGCGACATCGAAGAGCTCGAGCTCCGCAGGCGAGTACTCGAGCTCGTGTTTGGTGCAGCACCACCCGACACGAGACTCCCGGATCTCAGAGGGTGCGACCATGTTCAGCCACACCATGAGCTCCGTCAGCCACTTAGGCGGACTTGGCTTTGACAACTTCGTCCACCCCGAACCCGTGCTCTAACAGCCGGTTCCTGGTCTCCGCAGGCGCCGTGCGGCCGATGATGAAGTGTGGGGCCTCGAACTTCATGGCGTGCCAGTCCTCCTCGGTCCTGAGGACCATGTTGGAGATGGTACGCTCCAGGTCCTCGACGTTGACGGACAAGCGAGAGCAGAGCTCGCCGATGGGGGTTTTCAGCGGCACCCCCTCCTCTTTCCTCACGTCGTCTCCCTCGAAGAAAACGTTGCGTGGGAAGCTCCCCCTCTTCTCCCACCGGTGGAGCGTGAACTCCACCTTCTTGGTGTTCGGTCGGGGGATCATCTTCTCCGCACCGGAGCGGTCGTGCTTGATCTGCATGACCGTCCTCGGAGGGAGGATGACACCAACGCAGGACCGGCCGCCTTGGAGCACGACGAGGCACCTGTTCTTGGTGTGCAAGTGTTTCTCGCTGTCCTCATCAAGCTCGAGCCACATGGCGCCCGAGAAATCGAGGGCCCGCTCGAACCTTAGGTCCTTGAGCTCCTCCTCCACGCAGTTCTCGATGTAGAGCCTGCGTGGGAGGCCCTCGACCTCGATCTTGTCGTCAGGCAGATCATGGCGCAGCTGCTCTGCCACCCAGGTGCGGTCATCGACGTACTTCAGCACGTTCTTGACCCACTCCTTCGACAGGTAGTAGCGAGCGGCCAGCGTGTATAGCTGCGCCATCGTGAAGGCAACTCTTGTTTTGGTTTCGACCGCCTCGATTGCGGTCCCCTTGCTACCCATAGTTCTCCTCCTGGCTAATGGGGTTTCTACCTCTAGAGCACTTATAGCCTCAGGTAGATCAGAATTGTGATATGTTGTGAGAATGTTGGCGACTTACGCAGACCTGAACTCAAGAGCGGAGAGGTTTTATGATCGAGCAAATGATGCGATAGCCCGAGGAGTCTACGACCAGTCGCTCCAGGAGGACATCGACGAGCTCGTCGACTTGGACGAGGAGATGCTCCTGTCCGAGCTTGCTGAGATCGATGCCATGGTTGACGACGAGTTCTTCAGAGCTCAGCAGCAGGCGCAGCTGAATGTCTCTGCCTCTGAGTTCACCGAGTTCTCGATCAAGATACCGGTGGCTGGTCAGCTCAATCAGTTCACCTTCGATGGACGTGAGTACCTCAAGCCAATCTACGACACGGACTCCAGGAGGATCCTCCTCAAGTGTGGTAGGCAGACAGAGAAGAGCACTACGCTGGGCAACAGGACCCTGGCCTACTCGGCCGTCAACATGGGGTTCAAGACCTTGTTCGTCAGTGCTACGGCGCAGCAGGCGCAGGTCTTCTCGGTCGACCGTATCAAGGACCCACTTGAGCTCTCCCCTGAGCTCCAGCAGCTGACCGACAGCAAGCTCAATCAGAACGTCTTCTTCAAGCAGTTTCGCAATCGATCCCAGATCAGAATCCGTTACGCCTTCCTGTCCGCTGACCGTACCCGTGGTATTCCTGCTGACCTGATCAACATCGACGAGATCCAGGACATCATCACGGAGAACATCCCAGTCATCGAGCAGTGCGCCTCCCACTCCTTCTGGAAGATCTTCTGCTACTCAGGCACGCCCAAGAGCCTAGACAACACGATCGAGGTCTACTGGGCTGACTTCAGCACACAGAACGAGTGGGTAGTGCCGTGCGAGCGACACGGTACGCCGAAGCGGCCGGACACCTGGCACTGGAACGTCCTTGGGTCCCGCAACATCGGCAAGGACGGCCTGGTCTGTGCGAAGTGTGGCAAGCCCATCAGTGCCCGGCACCCGATGGCCCAGTGGGTCTCGATGCAGCCGGTCACACCGGAGAACCAGAACAGGGTCACCTTCGAGGGTTACCGCATCCCGCAGATCATGGTGCCCTGGGTGGACTGGAAGGAGGTCCTCACAGCTCGGGAGCACTACCCGACCGTCCAGTTCAACAACGAGGTCCTCGGCCTCAGCTACGACTCTGGGACACGGCCGCTTACCAGGGCGCAGGTCAAGGCGATCTGCATGCCGAACATCCACTTCTCAGATGTGGAAGAGAACGCTTTGAAGTGCCACGGCCACGTCTTCGCTGGTATCGACTGGGGAACTGGGGAGAGCTCGAGCTTCACAGTCATCGCCCTCGGCGGGTACATGGACCACGGCTTCCAGATCTTCTTCCTGCACCGCTTCACAGGTGATGACCTCGAGCCTCGTGTGCAGCTGGACAAGATCGTCAAGCTGCTGGTCAAGTGCAACTTCACTCTCATCGGCGCTGACTACGGTGGGGGATTCGACCGCAACGACTGGCTGATGAGGAACTTCGGGCCGCAGCGTCTTTTCAAGTTCATGTACTCGGCGCAGCCCAAGGAGAAGGTCCGCTGGCAGCCCAAGCTCGGGCGCTTCGTCCTCCACAGAACTGAGAT